GTTGCTGATGCCATCAAGGACTGCTCCCGGCGCCCGGACCTCATCCTCGATCCCTTCGCCGGCTCGGGAACCACGATCATAGCGGCCGAGAAAACCGGCCGACTCGCCCGAGCCATGGAGATCGACCCGCACTATTGCGACGTCATTGTCCGCCGCTGGCAAGCTTACACGGGCAAGAGGGCCGTCCACACCGAGACCGGGCTCTCCTTCGAGGAGGTTGAGGCGAAGCGCTGCACCACGAACGAGATCGAGGAAATTCAAAAATGAGCAAGACCCACCAATCTTCCAAACGATCTGACTCCCAGGCCGAGAAACCGGCGGACTATGAGGTCGGCCGCGGCAAGCCGCCGATGCATACGCGTTTCAAACCCGGCCAATCTGGCAATCCTAAGGGCCGGCCGAAGGGTGTGTGCAATTTCAAGACCGACGTCCAAGCCACGCTCAAGACCCCGGTGAAGGTTACGCGTGACGGGAAACGGCGGAAACTGTCGACGCAAGAAGCCGCACTGCTGCGGCTGCGGGAAAAGGCCCTGAGCGGCGATGCCCGGGCTCTCGATCGGCTGCTCAGCCTTGCTCAAACACACAACAATGAGGAACCGGTCGCCGCCGCGAGCATGTCGGCTGACGATGCGGTGGTCTTTGAGGTCTTCAAGGCGCGCGTTTTGAGCGGGGCGATCGGAAGCTCCGCTCCAGCTCAGGTCAACGACGCAGCAGCGGTTTCGGGTTCATCGTCGGGTTTTGGCGCGCGGAGCGCCGATACGCCCGGCGATGACCCAAAAATTCACACGGACAATGTCGATGAGGGAGAAAGGCAATGAATGATTCATACGGTTTAAGCGTTGCCACGGGGCAGGATCTTGGCACCTTTATTGTCAAGGCATTCCTGACTGTCTCGCCCGGTGATGCCTATCTTCACAACTGGCATATCGATGCGGTCGTCTACCAGCTGATGCAGGTGCATGCGGGCGAAAACCGGCGGCTCATTATCACCCAACCGCCCCGGTCGCTCAAATCGATCTGCACCTCCGTGGCCTTTGTGGCCTGGTGCCTCGGGCATGATCCGAGTCTTCGGTTTGCCTGCGTGTCATACTCGCATGAGCTCGGCGCGACCTTCGCCCGTCAGTTCCGCGCCGTGGTCACGAGCGATTGGTATCGGGCGCTCTTTCCTCACATGCGGCTTGCCAAGGACACGGAGATCGAAAGCGTGACCACCAAAGGCGGTGGACGCTTCGTCGTTCCAGTCGGTGGTTCCTTCACCGGTCGGGGCGCAGATTTCATCATTATCGATGACCCGATGAAGGCCGACGAAGCCCAGTCGGACAAGGGCCGTAGGGCTACCAACGACTGGTATCCCACGGCACTTCTCTCCCGCCTCGATGACAAGGAAAAGGGCGCCATCATTCTCGTCATGCAACGCCTGCACGAGGACGACTTGGCAGGCAAGCTGTTGCGGGAAGGCGGCTGGCGCCATCTCGATCTGCCGGCGATCGCACAAGAGGACCAAGAGGTCCTCATCGGTCCCGGCGTGGTCCATCGACGCAATAAGGGCGACGTTCTGCACCCCGCACGTGAATCTTTGGTGGTTCTCGAAGATATCAGGCGCGAGATGGGGTCACTCACCTTCTCGGCCCAATATCTGCAACGGCCGATTCCCCTCGAAGGGAATCTCGTCAAGCGTAGCTGGATCAAGTGGTACGAGAATGCTCCAAATCGTGACCCGGGCGTACAGGTCGTTCAGAGCTGGGACGTTGCAAGCACGACGGGCAGCACCAACGACTGGTCCGTATGCACCACATGGCTCGTGGTGAAGCGGCAGTATTACCTTATCAATGTCTGGCGCGGTCGGCTTGAGTTTCCCCAACTAAAGCGAAAACTGATCGACCTCGCAATCGAACACAAGCCCAATACCGTCCTGATCGAGGAGGCCGGTCCCGGTCAGCACCTTATACAGGAATTTAGGGCAAATCCTGCTCCCGGCGTCCCTTTGCCGATTGGCATCAAGCCTGAGAAGGACAAGGTCGTGCGGATGGAAGCCCAGAGCGCGCGCTTTGAAGCGGGTCAAGTCCACTTGCCCGAGGAAGCGCTCTGGCTGAGCGAATTCCTGCACGAGATTCTGGCTTTCCCGTACTCGCGCCATGACGACCAGATCGACAGCGTTTCGCAGTTTCTCAATTGGGCCGAGGCGCACTGCAAGCCCATGAGCTTTGCCCCACCGATAATTGTGACTCAACCTAAAGGTTGGTTCGATTGTCCGCCTGACTGGTAGGCGCCGATTCTTCGAAGATCGGGAAGAACACCACGTGCGCTCGTGAAATCTTGCCGTTCAAAAGGACTGGACTTTTGCCGCACAGGAAGCATGCATGGGGAAAGGCTTGAGCTTGATTCCGGCCTTGCCCTGCCCGGTTTACCGGCGGGGCGTGGGGTGGTGGGAGCGTAGCACATGAGATGCGGCGCCCAAATGGAGGACCACCCGATGATCAAAACCAAGACTGCGAAATTGAACCAGGCCAACAGGTCGAACCACGCGACGACACGCCAGCGCCGTGACGTTGGAGGAAAGAAAACCCAAGCCCAGCCCCTGATCAAACACGCCGCTCGGAAACGGACCGCAGGGCCAGAGCACCCACCACGCAACGACAGTAAGCAGCAACTTTGCCTGGACTTGCTGCGCCGCCCGGAAGGAGCCAGCATCGAAGACCTACGACGGGTCACTGGCTGGCAGGCACACTCCGTGCGCGGCTTCCTATCAGGAGTGGTGAAACGCAAGCTTGGATCGGAACTGGCGGCGCATAAATCTGAGCACCAGCCGCGTCGCTACCGCATCTTGCAAGCCACCGCCTAAGCCATGTCACGCCGCGGCACCGCCGAGATGCCATTGTTCAAGGTGGACCAAGCGACCATAGAGCAGGCTCTTGCGGCTCTCGATGATCTCGATCATGCCGCCCTGAAAATGCGCTGGCGCGCCCTTCGGGGCGGCGACCCACCCAAGGGTCTGAGTCGGCAGCTGCTCCTCCGAGCGTTGGCGCACGCAATGCAGGAAAAGGTGCTTGGTGGCTTGAGCCCCATCGTGCGGCGGCGCCTGCGTCGCCTAGCGGAGGAACTGCAGGCCACTGGCCGTATCAGCAGCATCAGGACGCAACCCGTGTTCAAGCCCGGCACGCGACTCATTCGTGAATGGCAAGGCCGCACTCACGAGGTCGTGGTCGTTGAACAGGGCTTCCAATGGAATGGCGAGACCTTTCGTAGCCTCTCGGCCGTCGCACGAGCCATTACCGGCACGAGATGGAACGGTCATGCATTCTTCGACCTAAAGTCACGGCGAACGTCGTACTCCGCAACCCGTTCCGTCCGTAGTGCAGCCGGCAAATGCAGAGGGAACTCCGGGACTCGTCGGCCGGATGGCGCCAATGGCTGAAAACCGTGGGGGTGTCTCGAAGCGTCGTTGCGCCATCTATACGCGCAAGTCTTCGGAAGAAGGTTTGGAGCAGGAGTTCAATTCGCTGCAGGCACAGCGGGAAGCGTGTGAGGCTTTCATCACCAGCCAGAAAGGGGAGGGTTGGCAGGCCCTTCCGGCTCATTACGACGACGGAGGCTGGTCGGGAGCAACACTTGAGAGGCCAGCGCTGCAACGCCTCCTGGCGGACATTCGTGCCTCCAAGGTGGATGTCGTGCTCGTATACAAAATTGATCGACTCACCCGGTCCCTACTCGACTTTGCCAAGATCGTTGACGCCTTTGACGTCCGTGGCGTGTCCTTCGTGTCGGTGACACAGGCCTTCAATACGAGCACCTCGATGGGGCGCCTGACCCTAAACGTGCTTTTGTCGTTTGCCCAGTTCGAGCGCGAGGTCACCGGCGAGCGCATCCGCGACAAGATCGCCGCGTCGAAGAAGAAGGGCATGTGGATGGGCGGGTTCGCACCGCTCGGGTACGACGTCAAGGATCGTATGCTCGTCATCAACAAGGACGAAGCCGGGGGCGTGCGCTTCATCTTCGACCGCTATCTCAAGCTTGGTTCCGTCTACAAATTGAAGGCCGAGCTCAACGCAAAACGCATCACCAGTAAGCTACGCCCCAATGCCAATGGCAAAGCTCGGGGAGGGCGGCCGATCACGGCCGGTGCACTTTACCACCTGTTGAAAAATCCCATCTATTGCGGCCGCATCGCCCACAAGGGACAAAGCTATGAAGGGGCGCACGACGCCATAATCGAGCCCGAACTATGGGAGGCGGTGCAGCGCTCACTTGCAGGCAATAGCCGGGAGCGGCGGAATGGAACAAGTGCCAAAGATCCAAGCTTGCTTGCCGGCCTTATTGTCGACGCAGAAGGCAAGCGTTTGACACCTTCCCATGCCGTCAAAAGCGGTAAGCGCTATCGTTATTATGTCTCGCGCAGCTTGATCACGGATCCAGGCAAGATCTCCGAACCTTCATGGCGACTTCCAGCCATTGAGCTGGAACGGCTGGTCGTCAAGCAAGTCGGCGAGGTTCTATGTGATCAGAGTCGAATCTGGGCCCTGTTGAAGAAAGCTAAGCTCTCCAATCAGGAAGCGGTTTCCGCCCTAAAGCGCGCGAACACACTGGGACACGATTTGTTAAGAGAACCCGGCGCCACAGCGCGCTCTCTCATGCTCGACCTCGTCAACAAGATCGTAGTGCACACAAATCGGATCGTGATTGAACTCAGCCGGGCGGAACTCCTCCAACAGCTCTCTGACAGCAGCGCGGTACCACCATGCGCAGAACAGGTCGGCTACACCATTGTGGTGACGACTTCCTGCCAATTCCGTCGGCGCTGCGGGGAGACGCGACTCGTGATTGGGAACCAAACTGGCGGCGAAGGCACGCTAGATCTCACTCTCATAGCGGCGCTAGTCCGGGCGCATTCATGGTGGCGGGAGCTTTGCGCTGCCAGCTCGATCAAGCAGATCGCTGATCGCGAGCATAGTGACGAGCGGTACGTCGCGCGCAATCTCAAGCTGGCTTTCCTGGCGCCGGACATCACAGCAGCAATACTCGAGGGGCGCCAGCCATCACATCTTACCGCGGATGCACTGATCAAGATGGCTGATCTGCCTTACTCTTGTAAACTTCAGCGTGAGCGCATCGGCTTCGCCCTGCCGGGCTGAACCGAGGTCGATGCGCATCAGGAGTTCACGACACGGCGATTTGCCGAGCGAGAATTTTGGGCGCAAGGGCGCCGCCAAGGTCATCACCTGAAGGTCGGTAGGTTCAAATCCTGGCGCTTTAGCGCCCAGGCCTATTTAGCTGATTCATTAGCAAATTGGGCTTGAAGTACTCGTTTCGAGCCAGCAACCTGGGGTCCAACAGCCCACTTACTCGACCGGAGGGCGGCACGGGTGCCCACGAACCCTCTTGGGAAGAGGATTGCAGCGGCACGGCACTCGAACGTAGCTAATACGAGCTGGCTAGCGTGCGAGGCTGATTCGATCGGTCATAACGCTACACCAAAGGAAACGGGGATGGCGCGGGGAAAGCCAAGGTCAAAAGTTGTCATCGTCGGAGCGAAAGCTCCTGTCAACCGGCGATCCCTTCCGACGGTAAAGACACGTCCTCAGCGCCGGTTGACCCAAGCCGAACTTGACACCTTCCTGGAAAAGGCTGCCGACCTTCTGCGAGGCGGCGTGGATCACTCAGAATTCCGTGGCTACGTGTTTGCCCTGCTCTTCTACAAGCGCATTAGTGACGTGTACTTGGAGAACGTCGCCACGCTTGAAAAGGAGCTTGGTGATCCCGAGCTCGCCCGCGACCCGCGGATGCATGATTTCGTCGTGCCGGAAGACTGTGTGTGGGACAAAATTGCGCGCACCACCGAACGCGAACTTGGAACCGCGCTGAACGATGCCATGCGCGCGATCGAGCGCGCTAACGAGCCAAAGTTCGACGGTATCCTTGCCAACAGCACGGTGGACTTCAACGCACAAGATCGCCTACCGCGCGCGAAGCTGGTGCAAATCATTAATCACTTCGGGAGCCTGCCACTCGACCACGCCAGCGTGCCAGATGATTTGTTTGGCAATGCCTATGAGTACCTTATTCGCAACTTTGCCTCGAAGGCAGGGAAATCTAGCGGCGAGTTTTATACGCCGAAGGAAGTTGCGTATCTAATGGCGGAGATTGTTGAACCGCAGCCCGGCAATCACATTTGCGATTGGGCGGCGGGTTCTGGAGGCTTGCTCCTGCAATGTCGGAATTACGTTGAGCGCCACTATGGCAAGCAGCAAGCGGAGCGGCTCTTCTTTTATATGCAGGAGATCAATCCATCGACAGCCAACATCTCGCGCATCAACATGTTTTTGCACGGGTTGAGAAGCTTTAACCAAGCTCCGCCAAGCGACAGCCTGCGCGTACCCTATTTCCGGGAGGGCCACACACGCCGTCTGCGTCAGTTTGATCGCGTGGTGATGAATCCGCCGTTCTCATTGGACTCTTGGGGTTACGACGATTTTGCCGGGGGCGATCCCTACGACCGTCTTACCTTCGGGATGCCGCCGCGCGACAACGGTGACTACGCATGGCTTCAGCAAGTGGTGAAATCGCTCAAGCCTACCGGTCGAGCCATCGTAGTGATGTCGCAAGGCGTGCTCTTTCGCGGCCAGCCCGAGCAGACCGAAGAGGAGGCCGGGCGCAATCAAAGAGCGGACGCCGAATACGTCATCCGCGAGGGCTTCATTAGAGCTGATCTGATTGAGTGTGTGATCGTCCTGCCCTCGAAACTGTTCTATGGAAACAGCGTCCCCGGCTGCCTCGTCGTACTGAATAAGCACAAGGCGCCTGAACACAAAGACAAGATTCTGCTGATTTGGGCGTCACGTCACTTCCAGAGTGCCAACCCTCAAAATCTCCTGCGCCGCGTGGACTGGATGCGCATCTTGGTTCCGTGGCGGGCCTTCGGTGATCTCGACCGCTGCCGTGCTCTCGTGCCTGAGCATGAAAAGACCCTGGTCGGCGACATCGAACGCGAACGTGACAACGCCCTGGCTGAAATTGAAGCTGCCTATGGGCCGCTGCTCGCCGCCCTGCCCGCGCTGCTAAAGGAGATGGCCGAACGCGATGTCCTGAGTGAGCACGAAGCTCCGGTGGATAAGGAGAAGAAGAAGGCATTTCGTGAGGAAAAGAAGGTCAACGCAAAACGCCTCAAAGAGCTAAAGCGTGCGTTGAAGCCGCTCGAAAAATTGCAAGCAGAAGCTACCGAGAAATGTTCGCGCGTCTGTCAGCACGCTGAACGCGAAATTGCCTTGGTCCGCGAGACTGCGGCAGATCTCTTGCGGATTTGTGCTGAGGCCTGTGAAGCCCGTCGTTACTTCGTCGTCGCAGATCGTCCAGATATTGAGGAAAATGAGTTCAATCTCAATCTACCGCGCTACGTCGATACCTTCGAACGTGAAGTTAGAATAGAAATCAGCGATGCCCTGGTCGGGCTCACGAACTCAACTAACGACGCCGCCGATAAGCTTTCAAGACTTTATGCCATCCTGGCAAAGGCTGGAGTAGGTCTGCGTGATTAAGCGCTGGCTAGGCTATCGTCGTACCCCAGACGATCAACTCCCAAAGGGTTGGGAGCTAAAGCGTTTACGTGAAATATCGTCTGGCTTCAAAGCTGGTGGCTCACTTGGATTTACGATGTCCGACTTTGTTAATGAGGGATACGATACCTATTCGGCAGAAGGGCTAACTGGAAAAACATCTATTGCAGAATTTGAAGGGCCAGCGATCATTGTTTCATCGATAGGATCGAAATGCGGCAAATGCTTCCTTGCAAACGGAAAGTTTTCGACATTGGCCAATGTGCAAGTAGTGTTTCCTAATGAGGCGGAGATTGACTCCTACTTTCTTTGGACGCTAGTGAACGATGAAGCGTTTTGGCCAAGGGCGCAAACAGGCCAACCATTTATACGACCTTCCGATATTAAGAAGGCTTGGATTCCCAAACCACCGCGCAATGAGCAAGTTGCTCTCCGCAGCGTATTTGAATCTCTAGATGTCGCTATAGCCTCCGTACTAGAGAAGCTAGATGCGGCACGTCGAGTAAAAACTGCGCTGATGCAGCAACTTTTCACGCGCGGCGTACCTAGTGCTTGCGATAGACCGTTCCGGGACACGAGAATCGGCACAATTCCAAAAGATTGGGAATTGCTGCAATTGGGCCGAGTGGCCTCAATTGATTCGGGCATAGCACTCAATAGCCATCGGGAGCCGCGCCTCCACCCGCATCAGTATCTGACTGTCGTTCATGTTCAGCGGGAACGGCTCGATCTTTCAGAAGTGCGATATCTTGAGGTTTTTCCGCATGAGCTGCCGGACGCTTTGCTCAAGGAAGGCGACATTGTACTCGTTGAGGGTCATGCAAATGCATCCGAGATAGGACGAGCTGCGCTGATCGATGCGAAAACCGCCGGGCTTGCATACCAAAATCACCTGTTCCGAATAAGGCTTTTGCCAGATGCGGACTTAAATCGGCTGTTCCTTTTGGGTTTGTTGAACTCAGAACGGGTCCGGCGTCATTGGGTTGCAACCTGCAACACGAGCAGCGGCTTGAATACGATCAATAGCCGCGGCGTCCGTAGGTTGCTAATTCCACGGCCTTCCGCGTCCGAGCAAGAAAATATTGCAGAGATGCTTTTATCTGCGAACAGCAAAATTGCCGCTTGCGAGAATGAAGTCATTGCCTGCCAACGACTGAAGCAATCTTTGCTTCAAAATCTCCTTACTCGCCGCGTCAGGGTAGCGGCATGAGCTTGAACGTTGTTGTTCTCCCCACCGAAGCGCGCACGGTTGAGGACCCTCTGCTTAATTGGTTGCAGTCCTCGGAGCTCGGTTGGCGCTACGAGGATTGCAGGTCGGTGGCACGGGAATACCGCGCGCGTCATGCCGACGGTTCGCTCGACGAGCGCGAGGTGCTGCTTCTGCCTATCCTGAAAGAGCGGCTGATCGCCTTGAATCCGGATGTTATCACCGACGATGAACGGGCCGACCGGGTTATCTCGCGGCTGCGGGCTGAACGTGGCAATCAGGAATGGCTTTCGTGGCTCCGCGGCGAAAAGAGCATGATCTTTGAAGTCGGCGAGATGGCCCAGAATGTGCAGCTCATCGACTACGATGACATCGACGCAAACGATTTTCTGATCACAAACCAATTCCGCGTGGAGGGCCCCAAAGACAATATCCGAACGGACATACTTCTGTTCGTGAACGGCATTCCTGTCGTCAACATTGAAGCGAAGACAACCGGACGTGACCGATACATCGATTGGACCGAAGGCGCGAAGCAATGTCGGCGATACGGCATTGAGGCGCCGCAGCTCTACTATTCAAATGCGTTCTGCGGCGCTGTGAACGAACTGGTCTTCCGCTACGGAATGCCCGGCACGAAATTTCACACCTGGCACGAGTGGCGCGACCCATTTCCCCACACCCACATACCCGAACGCGACACGATGAAGCGGGCCATTTATGGCTTGTTTGATCGTGGCAATCTATTGGACATCCTCCGCAATTTTATCGTCTTCGATATTGAAGAAGGAAAGCCCGTCAAGAAGATTGCGCGCTACCAGCGGTTCGCCGCCGCAAATGAGATCGTGCGCCGTTCTCTCGAACTTGACCGGGAACAAGAATGGCGGCGTGGCCTTGTGTGGCATACGCAAGGAAGCGGCAAAAGTCTGACCATCCTGTTCGCCGCGAAAAAGCTTTGGCATCACCCGAAACTCGAACAGCCCACGATTATCGTGGTGATCGACCGCGAGCAGTTGCAAGACCAGATGTTCGGGCAGTTCGTCGGAACGAACACCGAAATCTGCCGAATTGCCGAGAACAAGGCTGATCTCGTTAGCTTGCTTTCGGATGGTGATGGCTATCGCGGCATCATCGTCACCATCATGCACAAGTTCACCGGCCACGAGATCTTTGCAGTGCCGCGCCGGAACGTGATTGCACTGATAGATGAGGCACACCGCTCACAGGAAGGTGACTTCGGCAAGTGGATGCGGGCCACGTTGCCGGAAGCTTCGCTGTTCGGCTTCACCGGCACGCCTATCGAGAACAACGACCACAACACACCCAAGGCGTTCGGCCGCGTGCTCGGCAAAGACGAAAGGGGCGATGAGCACATTGAGCGCTACATGCAACCTGGCGGGCGTTACTCGATATCGGATTCGATCCGTGACGGCGCCACCATCCCAATTCACTTCGAACCCCGCGTGAGCGATTGGTCGGTGTGGGGCGAGAAGCTAGATGAGGTTTTCGAACGGGAATTTGCGCACCTGCCGAAGGGCGAAAGGGAGGCGCTGAAGACAGAGAACGCGAAACTCGAGGTCATTCTCAAATTGCCGCGCCGCGTTCAATTGGTTGCAGAAGATGTCGCCCGCGACCTCAAGGAGCGCGTGCGTCCAAACCGCTTCAAGGCGATGCTTGTCTGCTATGACAAGGAGTCCTGCACGCTTTACAAGGCAGCGCTGGATGCGCTGCTCGGGCCTGAAGTGTCCTTGCCGATCTACTCCGAGGATCCGAAGAACGATCCTGAGCCTGTAAAGGCGCATTATCTGGGTGACACGACGCGCAAGAAAGTCATCGAGGAGTTCAAGAAGGAACGTCCGCAAGAACAGGCCGAACTTGCCAAGCCCGACAACAAATGGCGGAACGTTGAAATCCTCATTGTCTGCGACATGCTACTGACGGGTTTCGACGCGCCAATTGTCGAGACGATGTACCTCGACAAGGGCATCCGTGACCACACGCTGCTGCAAGCGATCGCGCGCGTGAACCGCCCATACAACGAACTGAAGAAGTTCGGAGTGATTTTGGACTATTACGGCCTGTTTGACCGGCTTGATCAGGCGCTAAATTTTGACAAGAACGAGTTGGGCGAAGTCGCCTTCCCCTTCACACGTCTGCGCGAGAGCTTTCGGCTCGAAATGCAATGGCAGATGGAGCTTTTCGCGGAATTCCCAAAGGCTGGTGACCGCGACACGATCATGCGTATCCTCGCTTGGCTTAACATGAACGAGCCGAAGCGCGAGAAGTTCGAGCTTGGCTACCGAAACTTAAGCGTGCTGTGGGAAACACTTCATCCTGACCGCTTTCTTGTAGATTTCGAAGCGGCCTACCTGTGGCTCAGTCGGTTGTGGCTGTACTACGTCAAGGCCTTTTATCCGCAAACGCAGAAGTTCGAGACAGACCCGGCTGATGGTGCCAAGACCCGCGAATTGATTCGGCAGCATATCGATGTTGACCAAATCAAACGCGATATGCCGACTTATGTGTTGGATGCTGAGTTCCTGACAAAGATTAAGGACACGCCACCAGACTCCAAAGCCCTCGATATCGAGGCAATGCTGGCTGCTGAATTGCAAATTCGGTCAGGCGAAGATGAAGAATATCAACCGCTCAGTGAGCGACTAAAGCGGATCGTGCAACAGAAGCGGTCAGGAACGTTGGCGGGTTTGGCGCTTTTGAAAGAGTTTGAGGAGCTTACCCGCGAAACCGTCGTGCTCATTCAAGAGTCGCAGCGGCCGATAGCAGAGAACTTTGCCCGCGCTGCGATGGAACGCGCTAAGAGGCTGTCCAAGGACAATGCCGATATTATAGCGAAAAGTCTCGTAGCAAAGGCCGACGAAATCTTATTTCCGGGGTGGCCGGAACAAGAGCATGTGGACATTGAGCTGTTCCGGGAGTTCACGAAATTGCTTGCAAAGGAATTCCCAGCGGTCGGGCTTCATGCACGCGACAAGGATTTCGTGAGTCGTTGCATAAAGCTGCTCCGCAGAGCCAACTATCGGGCAAAGTCAGATGAGTAACGCGCTTTTCGATTACCGGCTGCGTCGTAATCCTCACGCGCGCAATGTCCGCTTGCGCGTGACGCGCCATCGCGGACTCGAAGTGATTGTTCCAAAGGGCTATGACGCAACTAAAGTTCCGGTGCTCTTGGAGCGCAAGAAGCAATGGATCAGGGCCGCGCTGGAACGCATAGAGAATGTGCGAAAATTCTTCGAACCCGAACCGAATTGGCGGCCACCACTGCGAATCAAGTTGCCCGCGGTCGGCGCGACTTGGCACGTCGTAGTGAAAGAAACCAATGTTCCTTGGGTGGCAGTTCGAGAGTTGGATGCGCAGCGTCTAGTGGTGTTTGGCAACGTTGGCGATCAAAGGGCTTGCCGAGCCGCATTGACGCGATGGCTGATGCGCCAAACGCGCGCTCATCTTATTCCCCGCTTGCAGTCAATTGGTCTCAAGACTCAGTTGCGCTACCGACGCGCTTACATCAAGCGGCAGAAAACGCGTTGGGCCAGTTGCTCGAAGCACAAGACAATCTCTTTGAATGCCAAGCTGCTATTCTTGCCCCCAGAAATCGTCGACTATGTGATGGTTCACGAGCTATGTCATGTGTCGGTGATGAGCCACTCAAGACAGTTTTGGGAGCTTGTTGCGTTGCATTGTCCGGACTACCGCAAACTCGACAAGCGCTTGCGGGAGATGTGGAAGGTAATACCGAGATGGGCAACGTAAGCCAGCATTGCAGCAGGGTCTCGCCCGAGCCCACTGACAGGGCCACTAGCTCGCGGAGCGGACAGGATTCGAACTCGCAGTCCGGTTAGCAACATTTGCCTCTGATTTCTCGAAAGAATTTCCGGGCGACGCGGCCTGGGAACCGCCCCGCCCTCCGGCTAGAAGGCCTAAGCGTTCTTCAGAGAAAGCGCCACGAAGCGCGTCTGATCGCCGGACTTAACTTGCATAAGTACCTTGACGGTGTCCTTCTCGGTGCCCGTCTTGGTCTTGGC